TCTTCTGAGTCCATGCTGCCGCTAATATCTGTCTCAATATAGAAGCCTGAAAGCTGTAGCTTCAGGACTTCGTTCTTATCCATGCGAATAACATGCGTAAGACGAGGAGATGTGACCAGATCTGTCGCGCCATAAGGAACAACCAAATCTTCAGCATGCACAAACTTACTTACTGCACGTTGCAGAAGCGGATCAAAGTAAACCTTTTTGAAAGTAGAACCAATGATCGGTAAATAGAAAAGCATCTGATCTGTTTCTGGATCATACTCTTCCATCTCGTAGGTAATCATGTAGTTCATGTAGTCTTTAACGCGCTGTGCTTGCAGAGACACCTCTGGGTTATCAACACCCATGACCTGTGTGCGAACAGGGCCACCTGCTGGCAACATCTCACGATAAGCCTGCGCTTGGAACTGCGTTACTGACTCAGCAAGAAGCGGGTGAACAACACCAGACGCACCCTCAAACGGCTGAGAACGCTCTTCGTAGTTCATACCAAGCAACTCAATGCCGCGCTTGTAAGTATCTTCCCAGTCCTGACGAGCGGACATGTCTTCTTCAATTTCGTTGATGAGATCTGAAGCGATAGAGCCTAAATCTGAATCATCAATATATTCAGCCAAGTTAGCATCAAAAGGAATATCCTGCGCGGCCATCGCGTCTTCCTGCATAAGCTCGCCAACAATAGCAGAGCCATCTTCCATCTCCATGATTCCAGGCTGGGCAGGAAGTTCAATTAAATCAATTTCAGCTTGCTCTTGCGGAGTGATACCCATATCACCGCCAGATCCAAGTCCTTTTTCAACAGCCATTATTTATTCCTTTCCGCCTTCAATCACGACAAGCGTTGGCTTTTGAGCCACAGGCTCTGGTATGCCAAAATTAATTAATTCCTGTTGCTGCCTGACAGCATCTTCAATGCTAACACGCGGCTGGTTTGCCATTCTAGCTTGATTTGCCTGAGAACGCAAAGCCGCCTGATTTGCAGCCGCTTCTTCACGGCGCTTAACTGCCTGTGAAGCATTAAATCCATAATCATCGTCAAGTCGTTTAACCATAGAGTCGCGCAAGTAACCAACTTCTAAGCCGGTATTTTTGATCGCGGAATCCATAGCGTCAGCAAAAGCCTCACCCTTATTCATGCCCTTGTCACGCAAGAAGAAATAATTGTCCTGCATGGAGTCAAAGAAACTATCAGCAGGAATGGCATCATCTTCGCCATAAAACCGAACTGATTCCATCTCCACATCGTCATAAATATCCTTGAACGAATCCTCAAGAGCCTCATACTCCAGATTTTCATCAAGCTGTTTTTTAGCAGATGGTGACTTTAGTTTGTCTTTTTGCGCCTCAAGGACCAGCGTCTTATTTGACTTGCCTCGTGGGCGAGGCCCAGCCATCGGCGCAAGAGTTGTAGCAGCAATGCCAAGACCATAAACATCTCTCCCTAATCGCCGCGCCATGCCATCGTCTTCGCCAAAAAAGCCAGCAATCTTTTCAGCACCCTTTGCGGCACCACGAAGCACGGTCTCCCCTGCACGACCCATAAGATCTATTGCGTCAATAGGAGTACCAACAATAGCACGATTAACGGCACCAAGGGGACTAGCGCCAAACATATCTGTCTTGTCAGCAAGCTGCTTAAACATTTCAGTGCTTGCAGGCGGGGCTGAGAAGGCACCCAAAATTCCTTGATCATCAGCCATACACTACCTCTTGGGTGAAGCTGGGCGCGGCGCAACTGTGCCAGTGTGGGAAGCATGCACGTTGCGAGCGCGGTAGAAGGGCAGACCGCAAATCCAGCGCCCAGCTTCTCTTTTCATTACATGATGTCCCTTTGATTACCATCATCTTCAGGATTCATTTCTGAATCCATGTGATCGCTTAAAGGAACGCCTAGCTCCCATAGGTTACAAACATTCTCTTTACTGCAAGCAAAGTTAAGCTCGCCGCAATAGCCCATGCCATCCTTGTAACCAATTCCCTCTTCCATGCAACCAATCATTTTGGATCGAATGTCAAAATACTCACAAGTACCGCAACGAGCGTTTTTGTTTTCCCACGTTTCAGTGGCCGGACCGTAAGCGTAGTTTTCCATAGCCGACTGACGGTTCTCATCATTCACCTTTGAATCTTCAGTGGATATAGGGCAGACAAATTCCATATCTTCAGGCTCAAAGCCCTCTTCTGGAATTATGTCATCTACGTTGATTTCGATCTTAATGGTTTTCATTACCGCACCTTACAGCTTCTCTTGCCGCCTTGGTATGCTTTACCCATGCCGCGAACAGCGCCGCCGCCAAAGTATTTTTCAACCTTGCCGCCGTACATCATTTTTTGATCTTGCTCACCAAGATTACCAGCGCCTGCTTCGCGGTCATTAGCCTCTCTTTGAGCCTTTGTCATCTTCGGCTTCGACTTAGGCAATGGGCCTTTGTATTTTTTACTAGCGTCTTTACCGGTCAATAGTTTGTAAGCCGTACCATAATCCATGCCTTGAATTTTTTCACCTTTTTGGGCCTTTTTTCTAACTTCTTCTAGGCCACCAGCAATAAGCTTGTCTTGAATATTTGACATCAGTATCTCCTATTTATGAACCTTGCCGCCGCAAGCCATTTGTTTGCGCGGAGACATTAAAATTGGGCCGCCCTTGTTCTTGCGAACAGCGCCTCCTTTATTCATCTTTCCAACGCCTTGACCATAAGCGCCACGCTTCAAACCGCCACGCCCTAAAGTGTTTGCGGTGCTGCTTGAACCCCTTGACACGCCTCTGTCAAAAGCGAGTTCTGCCATTTCTTTTGGAGAAAGGTTTTTCATTGGGATTTTTTTAATTTTTACACCTGACATCAGTAATACTCTCTCTTGCTGCGATAATTATAAAAATCTTCATCTTCTTCGTCTGAGCGGGTGCGGATAAAATTGCCCTGCCGAAATCTTAGTATAGCCTGACTCATGCTATCCGCCAAGTCATCATGTTCGCCATTCGGGAATGCCGCGCACTCCTCTATAACCTCTTCAGCCCAACGTGCTTCAGGAGCATATACCATACCAGATTCAAAGACCGGCGCACAGGCGTTCATACGAGAAAATTTATCCGCGCCACGACCCGGCGTAAAGCCGCTGACAGGTATACCCATTTTTCGTAAGTCTTGTGTGAGCGGCGTACCAGACGCCTTCTGCTCAATTAAAACGAGATCCGGCTCGTACTCTCCGTACAAACGCAACGCCGCGTCTTTAAGCTCGGGGAACTCCCATCTGCCCTTTTCGGCATCCAACAATATGATGGCAGCCTCATCACCATCGTCTGGATGAAACACACCCCAAGTCGTAATTGCCGAGTAATCCGACCTCTCGCTTTTCGTGAACGCGGTGTCATACGATTGTATGATGTATGAGCAGGTAGGTGGCTCATCGCTATCCCAAACATTCCACCAATCCCTTTTTACAATTGCGCCTTCTTCGGCGGTTGGATTCTGTAAATACTGCGCATTCCATTTTGCTACCGGAATAGACGCCCTAACGCCGTCTAGCTCTTCCCTGCTCCAGAATTCTGGCCACAACACCTTGTCGGTATCGGGAAATATCGCTGGGAACTCCACGACCTCCCACTTGTCCGCACCGCCCTCGGCCTGTTTCTGTAATACCTTCGCCGTCAGATCCCTGATCGACCACCGCGTCATCACAATTATAATCGCGCCGCCCGGCTGTAGTCGCTGTCTTGGTCCTGATGTGTACCATTCGTATATATTATCCAATGCAGTTGGAGACAAGGCATCCTGCTCAGATACAGGATCATCAATAATACATAAATTCGCACCACGACCAGCAAGCGCACCACCCACACCAACAGCGTAATACTCACCACCCTTGTCAGTTGACCAGCGACCAGATGCCTTCGCATCCTTGGCTAACGCCAACTCAGGGAACACATCACGATAAACCTCACTGTCAATTAGGTTTTTAACCTTACGTCCAAAACCAACTGCCAACTCAGCCGTATGCGTTGCCTGAATGATCTTCGTCTCAGGCCTTTGCCCCATAACCCACGCAGGGAACAGATAACTCGCAAACTCTGACTTCGTATGTCGCGGCGGCATGTTGACGATCAGACGCTTTAGCTCACCACGCGCAACCTTTTCAAGCTTCTCTGCAAATATTCTGTGATGGTTTCCAGCAATGAAAGAAGGCCATACATGCTTGACAAACTTTAAAAAGTTTCCCTGATACTCATCACGCTCATGAAGCTCCTTGAATTTATCCAAGTGCTTCGCCAAAGCCTCTAACTCTGCATCAGTTAGATACTCTGTTGGTATATCAAATGTATCGTCCATTGCCCTACGCCGCTGTTAACGACTCCAAAAATCTTCCCGCCGCTGCATCTAAAACAGACCCACCTTGAGCTAAACCAATTGGAGACTTTTGCTGACCAAGCTGTCGCAGAAGCCGCTCATAACGCTGCATCTCTGACAAAGCATATGGATTTATCTGGCCTGTTTGCGGTGTGCCATAGCCAACAGGCATCTGGCCAGAGAATGGCGTAGATGTGCGAGTAGACGGAACCAAAACAGGACCAGCAGGCGCAAGAGGGTCAGCAGGGGTGTTAATGCCACCAATCTGGTTAGGCTCGCTAGACTCTGGAACCACTTCTGGCTCTGGCGGGATAATAATAGGGTCATCCCCTCTACCGCCGAAAATGTCGTCTTCTTGTCTATTAGGATCAAAGCGACCGTCACCTGTGTATGCACCAAATCCAGTGGTTGAACCAACTATATTAGCTAACTCAGGAGCCGCTGAATCAACTACAGCAACTTTTGACCCGCTTGCTGCATCAAACAATTGGTCATTAAAGAACCCTGTTATGCCGCTAAGAATGCCGTCATCTTTTGTTCTGTTTTCAGGC